GTCCCGGCAGACCTCCCACACATCCTCAATCCCGCAGCCCCGCCGATGTGCGATCGCCTCCTTCCGCTTGTCGGCGATGGCCCGCCCAAACGCCTCCAGCCTTCGCTTGACGGACTCCTCCCGTTCGGCGACTGGCCGAAGCAGCCGCTTAACCGCGTCCGGCAATTCGAAGCTCAGGTCCATCTGGCTCCCTACTGCACCGGCTTGAAGGCCACCACCGGCTCAGAGCACCCCGCCAACTTTCCGTCGCTGCCCTTCCGGCAGGTCCACGAAATCTCGGCTGACCCGTAGGTGGCGCCGTCCTTCGAGATGATCCCGGTCACTTTCCACTCCCCGGCGCCCAAGGCCCCCACCGCCAGCTCGATCTTGTCTTGCAGCATCTCCAGCTTGTCGCGCTGAAACGCGGCGCACCCGCTCAGTGTGACCAGGAGCACGCCGGCCAGGAACGTCCTCAGCACCATCGCGTTGCACGTCATCGCTACTCTCCTTTCCGGTGTACCTCTCGCAACCCCCCGCAGCCCTCGAATCAGCATCCCGCCATGTTCTCAACCGGGCAGACCGCGCCGGGCTCTAAATCGCTCTTGCCCCGCACGCCATGTTGCTCGCTCGGCCAGCAGTCCTCGATCCCGCGCAGCTCACACAGGCTCTTGGCGTGAAACTCCAGCGGGGTCCAGGACCAGCCGTTGCGGCGAAATTCCTTATACTTCCCGCCCTCGACCTTCACCCCCTCGTACATCTGCACCCCGAACGACTCTCCCTTGCGCCTGGGGATCCCGCCCGGAAACCAGACATCCGACGTAAAGGGGTAGGGTCCCGTCATCCATTTGCTGTGGCGGAGTTGCCCAAAGGGAAACGCCTCTTCCACCCACATCTCGACCAGGACGGGCTCGCCCGGATAGAGCCGAATGTCGTGGCGGTTCTGCTCGGTCTGATAGCCGAGCGTCGTGTCAGACTTGAGCGACGGGTCCGGGATATAGACCCGCGTGTGCGGCAAGGCGCACCCCGCGAGGAGTGCGCCCGCCAGACACAACCCGATGAACCTGCTCCGGCTACGCCGGGTTTCCATGTCGCAGCCCGCCCACGTTCCAGTTGTTAACCCACTCATCGTTGCTGCCCGCGTAGTACCCGCCGGCGTTCGAGAACGTGCCACCGACGAAGCATTGATGTACGAGGTTGCGGCCAGTCGTCCCGTTGCGGAGGTCCAGCTTGACGGTCGCGGTCTTGCTCCCGCCTTGAGCTTGGAACCGGCAGCCCACCACCTCGCTGTCGTTCAGCCGGGCAACCACATGGTTGTCGTTGTTGAAGAACCGGCAGCCGGCCAGCATCCACCGCTTCGGATCCCCGTTGACGCACCGGATCGGGGTGTCCATGTCGTGCGCGAACACATTGATCACGCACACATTGTCGATATCGCTGGCGTCCAGGAGGTACTTGCCGGTGTTGCCCTCGATGTTCACAAGCCAGAGATCGGCCGGGTTGACGGCCCCGGAGGTACGATGCGCCTTGATGAACGCCTTGGTCTCCCCCGCCTCCGCCTTGAAGTTGGAGAATATGCACCCCTTGGCCTGGAGCGTGATGGCAATGGCATCGGAGCTGGGATTCCAGATGCACTGGGTCCCGTAGTGCTGGCCCATGCCGTAGATGTGGACGCCCACCTTGTTCAAGGTTAGGCCCGATTCCGTACACCGTCCGACAAACCCGATCGAGTCGTAGTTCTGAGCCGCCGTGATGGCGGCGGACATCGTCAGCAGGGGAGTTTCCGGGCTCAGGCCGTCGTTGCTGGCCGACCCTTTTCCGCCGTCTGACGCGCTGCGGAAGTCCACATACCGGGGCGTCCCCGACTTTTGCTCCAGCATGGAGTCTTCCAGCCAGATCGTGTCGCGCTTGCCGGTGTGGTCCTGGACGCCACGGGGGCGGCCGGTCTTGTCGCAGAGGATCGTCAGGTAGGGAGAGACGAAGAGGGGATTCATGTCTGTCCGCGGCATTGGGCACCTCCTTGAGAAAAAGAAAAAGCCCTACCGAACCGGTCAATGACCGGCTCGATAGGGCTCAGGTGCTTCCCGCGCTCCCTATCGGAGGGCTATGTTAGATTCACCGGGAGGTGCTTCCCTGGTGGATATCCGCGACCATCGCGGATATAGACAACCTTCGAGTTTTGAAACATCAGCTCGATCGGCCCAAAAACATCCTTGGCCTTGTAGAGCGCACGGATCATCTCAACCACTTCGTCAACTGTGTGGTACGGCTCCCGCTCCCGCATCCAGTGGCTCCATACCCGTGGCACGCTCCTGGGCGGTCAGCGTTAAGTCGGTCAGCCGCCCCTGTCCGCTGTCCGCAATCTCCAACAGATACTCATGCCCCCGCTCGACCCGCAACCGAGGCACGTTGAGACCCTCCACGACCGACAACTGCCCCGTGAAGGCAGCGGTGAACCGGCGGGTCCTCATGCGGGCCTCACCATCCATCGTTGAGCCCACTCACACTGCCGGCGTAATTCCCGATGGAGAATTTGACTGACTCGTTGCTGGCTCACATCAAAGAGAGGACCGATTTCCGCGGTGGCCATGCCCACCAGGTATGCCATGACCACACACCGCGCTCGCTCTCGCGCACGAGAGTCAGCAACCCGCGCTGGTCTCGGTCCTCGGAGCCAGAGCAGCCGCGGCACAGCGTCCGTGAACCGGCGAAATGCCGCCAGGCTCACCCTGCTACCCGTGACAGGATCGAGAACATGCTCATTCCAGCTCATTGTGCCCCGGCCTCAAGTTTCTTCACCTTGGCCTCCAGCACCCTATTGGCTTCCAGGAGTGCCTGCACCCGCGCCGCAAAGTAGGCCGCCTCGGTTTGTGCGTTCGCCCGGTCCTTCACGAGCAGCTCCAGATAGGCCCGGCATTGGGTAAGGGGATCGACAGGAGGAGCCTCTTGGGCCTCCAAACGAGCAACTACCAGCATCCCCACCAGAAGCAGGATCGTGACCGCAAGAATGGTCTCGTTTCGTATGGACCGCTTCATCAATTAAATCGCTCCCGTCGGCGCCAAGACCAGCGTACAATCCACCGTGCCGCCGATCGTGATATAGAGTCCGGTCTTGAACTGCACCGGGATGAAATACCACGTGGCGGCGACTGGCGTAAACGTATTCACCAGGACCGTCCCCGAGGCGGCGGTATTGTCCCAGAGCTTGATCGTTGGCGTCGCGGACGCCGAGGCCACAAAAATGCCGAGAAGTGCCCCAGCCCCATAGCGGACCACCTGGCTGCTGGTGGTATTAAGTGGCTCTCCTACTTGGATGGTTGGCTCAATAACGTCTCCTTATTACCCCAGCACCCCCGTCGCCGAATCGAACGGCTCGTAGGCGGGCACGTGGACTGGCCGAGGGTCAATCTCATTCGTCATGGACTCCGCCGCCTGGGCGGTGTAGCGAAACATATCTGCCGCGTGCGAGTGCTCATCGTGTAAGGGATCTCCGATGACCCCGGCTTTGCTCACGTGGCGCCGGTATCGCTTGACGTGCTCGATGAACGCGGCCATCGCGTCAGCATCCAGATACGTCTGCCCGAACATCATCTTCGCGGCCTTGATCCCCGCCTCGACCGTGGGCAGCTTCGGGATGGCCTGCACCGTAAACCCAGCGGCCCTGAAAATCTCCTCCGCGCTTTTCCCCGTCGGATGCTGATAGTTCTGGACAAACCCGTCCGCCGGCAGCCAGACGGCCCCCCAATTCAGCCGCATATCTTTGAGCGTGGCCGCAAACCAGTCAATCGTTTTGTCCCGCTCCTCGATATAGCCGATCCCGCGCAAGGCCCCGCCCGGGCCGCGTTGCCACAACCCGCAGACCATGTTCCAGCCCAAGTCAAACACCGCATGTACCTGTAGGCGTGGTTCGTAGGGGACCTGCGTAATACGGCCCCGCTGAGACAGGGCGAGAATCTGTTGCGCGTAGATCGCGCCGGCAACCGCGCTGCGCGTCTGTCCTTCCCAGATATTGTTATATTCGTCCTCGTCGAGCGTGGCTTTCGCGTGTACTCGCTCACCCTCCAGCACGGCATTGAACCACGGATTATCGCGCCAGTTCATTTCCACCACCACCGCGTCCGGCGGCGGCTTCACGACGAACCGAAGATAGACCTCATCGGTGTCCAGTTCCGGGTTGAAACTGATCCAGATTTCGCTGTGTTCCTTGCGGATCGTGGGGACCAGGATATTCCACGACTCCCCGGAGACAGTTTGGGCTTCCTCGATCCAGCAGATATCGACCCCTTCATACGACTTGATTGAGGTAACGGTGTGCTCCAGAAGGCCGGTGAAGGCAAACTCCGTCCCGTTCTTACCGAGGATCGCATGGTTGTAGACCGCATAGAAGTCAGAGAGGTCCAAGTCCTTGATCTGATCGGAGAGCAGCTTGTGGACCGATTCCTTGATTGACTCCTGCACTTCACGGGCGCACAGAATACGGAGCGGCTTCTCCGTGCCCAGCACTAGGAGTTGCCGCGCAAACGTCCAGCTCTTGGCGGAGCCACGGCCACCATGCACGACCTTGTAGCGGTGCGCGTCCCGGAGAAACCGCAATTTCTTCGGCAACTCCACGATCGTCTTGCGCTCAACCACCGCCGTCACTTGTAGACTACCTCCAGGCTGTGCTGAATCGGATCGCCGTTCGTGCCCGTATGCTCATTCCGCTGCACCGCCTTCCCGTATGCCCGCTCGATGATAAACGTGGCGGCAGCAAGGCGCACGCTATCCTTATCGGCACTGAGCATGAGAGACTCGATCACCCCCAGGGCGGCGGATGTTCGCGCTTTACATGCGGCCTCTAGGTCGCATTCCTCCTGCGTCTTCTTTGGCCGGCCAGACGAATTCCCGGATCGCCCAGACTTGAACATGGTCGC